GGCATCGTGGAATGGGAAGGCAACGGCGTCCAGACTTTGGGTGGCAATGCTTATTTCTTCCAAGCTGCCGCTTGCTCGAACGGCTGGCGTGGCTTTCAGGCTGCGAGTAATGGCTCTGTTGGGGCCAAGTACTGTGCAGCAGTCGGCAATGGCGCGTCAGGGTTCCAAGCCGAGGCCATGGGGTTTTGCAACGCGAACGGCGGCGTGGCGGTTGGGAATTGGGAGCAAGGCGTTTACGTTATCGGAACCGCCAGTGTCAGTTTCATTGATGGCTTTTCCTTGTTGAACCAAACTGCTGGCCTTGATGCTCGTAACTACGGCACCATTCTTGCCGATGGCGCGAAGGTCGGTGGCAACATTCTGCGTGGGATCAATTCTGTCGCGGGAAATGTCTTGTTCGGTGCAAATGCCGTTGCATCTAACAATGGAACAGGCATTGGAACATCGGTTGATGTGAACACATCTGAAGGCGGCGTCGTCAACGGCAACGGCGCAAGCAGTCTGGGAATTGTTCGGACGTCGACCACAACATCTTCTGTGGTCATTGATACGGATGGCGAGCAAATTTGGGACAATGCGCTTTTTGTTGAAACCCGCTCAACTGGTGCAAAAAATTCAATAGCCAACACATCCATTGGCGATTTGGTCATAAAGTCTGATGTGTCTGGCTCTGGAACGTATCTTGATCTGTTAAGGGTCAAGGGAAACAACGGAACATTCTTTCCAGATCAGGATGATGTGTCCGATCTTGGTCGCGCTTCTGAGCGCTGGAAAACTGTTTACGCGGCGACAGGCACAATCAACACATCTGACGAGACCGAAAAGCAGGACATTCGCGCCGCAAGTGATGCTGAAATGCGTGTGGCGCAGGCGATCAGGTCCAGCTTTAAGATGTTCCGTTTCAAGGATGCTGTTGCTCAAAAGGGCGATGGCGCGCGGTTGCATTTCGGCGTGATTGCGCAGGATGTGAAAGCGGCGTTTGACGCTGAAGGGCTGGACCCGGCACGATACGGCATTTTCTGCTCAGACACTTGGTGGGTCGACGCGGATGGGAATGTCCATGACGAGCCAGAGGACGGCTTGACAGAAGTCACGCGCCTTGGCGTCCGGTATGATGAACTTTTGGCCTTCGTGGTCGCTGCAATCTAAGGAGAGATCACATGACGATCAGGCAACAAGGCGGCGTTTTCGGGCGCAACCCAACTTTCAACACGGTTGATGTTGATGGAGAACTGAAGGCTGGTTCTCTTGATGTAGCTGGCACAGGAAGCATTGATGGCCCGCTGCTTGTCGGCACGGGAACCGCTGAAGCTGGCCTTCACGTCGACCAAAGTGTCGGCGGCATTTTTGCGCGTTTCAAGCGGTTGTCATCCCAATATATTGACATCATTCAAACATCTGGAATTTCCCAAATTTATGCGTATGGGAAGGCTTTTCAGATTGGAACTGGCGACGCATTTTCTGTAGCCATTCGCCAAAACAACGTCACAAGAATGACATTCAACACCAGCGGTCATGTTGAGGCTGGTTCTGACAATACTCAAACGCTTGGGACATCAACCCGCAGGTGGTCTGAGGTTTTTGCCGGAAACGGAACAATCAACACCTCTGACGCCCGCGAAAAAACAGACATTGACAGCCTCAGCGCGGCAGAAATTGCTGTAGCAAAACGCCTGAAAGGGCTGGTTCGCAAGTTTCGCTTTCAGTCCTCTGTTGATGCAAAGGGCGACGCGGCCCGCATCCATGTTGGTGTCATCGCTCAGGATGTGAAGTCTGCGTTTGAGGCTGAGGGGCTTGATCCTTTTGCCTACGGTGTTCTCTGCTTCGACCAGTGGGAAGAAAGCACAGACAGCGATGGTGTCGTCTCACCAGCGGGAGATCGCTATGGTGTTCGATATGACCAACTGTTCGCGTTTATCATCGCGGCGCTATAAAGGAGACGATCATGCCAGCAACCACCAAGACTATTTCAGCGCAGAACACCTTTACCGACGCCCTAGAGCTTGTCGGACACTTCGACCTGTCGATCAGCGGTACGTTTGTAGCTACCGTTACTGTCCAGCGTAGCTTTAATGGCACCGATTGGTTCGACGTAGACACCTTTACTGCACCAATTGAGACCTATGGCTTTGACCCCTCGCAGTGCTCCTACCGTGCAGGCGTTAAGACTGGTGCATTTACTAGCGGCACTGTTGTCGTATCTCTTATTGACGAACCTGAGACCAACCGTAGCATTCGTCTTGCTTAAACAAGGCTATTGACATACTAACCAGAGTGTGATATATTAGCAACATGAGCCAAACACTATCCATCGACGACCAGATCAGACAAGCAGCGGAAAATGACCTTGAGGTCTTTGTTCGTCTTGTAGCACCTGAACAGGTTTTGGGTCAGTGTCACTCAGAGTTGCTTCAATGGTGGACACGTCAAGACTCTAAGACGCACCAACTTGTACTGTTTCCTCGTGACCACCAGAAGTCTCGTATGGTTGCTTACCGAGTAGTTTGGGAACTCACAAAGAACCCTACACTACGTGTACTCTACATCTCTGCTACTGCTAACCTTGCAGAAAAGCAGCTAGGGTTCATGAAGGGTATCTTTACCTCTGAGATTTATCGTCGTTATTGGCCTGAGCACGTTCATCCCGAAGAGGGTAAACGCTCTCGCTGGACGACAAGTGAAATTGCTTTAGATCATCCCCTACGTAAGAAGGAGAATGTTCGTGACCCTAGCATCTTCACTGGAGGTCTTACAACCTCTCTTACTGGTATGCACTGCGATATTGCCGTACTGGACGACGTTGTTGTATATGAGAACGCTTATACCAATGAAGGCCGAGATAAAGTAAAGAGTCAGTATTCTCTTCTGTCGTCCATCGAAGGTGCAGAGGCTCGTGAGTGGGTCGTAGGTACACGTTACCATCCGATTGATCTGTATAACGACCTGATGCAGATGGTAGAGGATCAGTACGACAAAGATGGTAGCAAGTCTGGCGAAGAGAATATCTACGAAATCTTTGAACGTGCAGTAGAGAATAATGGCGATGGTACAGGTGAGTTCTTGTGGCCTCGTCAACAGCGTAAAGATGGTAAGTGGTTTGGGTTCGACCAGCAGATTCTAGCCAAGAAGCGTGGGCAGTATCTCGACCGTGGTCAGTTCAGAGCACAGTATTACAATGACCCTACGGACCCAGATAACGTACCCGTAGGCTCAGACAAGTTTCAGTACTACGACAGAAAACATCTTCACCTTGACAATGGTTACTGGTTTTACAAGACGCACCGCCTCAACGTTTACTGTGCAGTAGACTTTGCGTTTAGCTTGAGTAAGAAAGCTGACTACACTGCTATGGTTGTCGTCGGTGTCGATGGTGAGAATAACGTCTACGTCTTAGATATTGATCGCTTCCGTACCGACCGTATCTCTGAATACTTCGAGCACATCTTGCAGCTTAGCAACAAGTGGTCGTTCAGGAAGATGAGAGCAGAAGTTACCGTGGCTCAGATGGCTATCGTTAAGCAGCTTAAAGAGCTTATCAAACAACATGGTCTGTCGATCTCTATCGAAGAATACCGACCGAATAAGGGCAGCAAGGAAGAACGTATTGCAGCTATCCTAGAGCCTAGATACGACAACCTTTCTATCTGGCACTACCGTGGTGGGCACATCCAGACCTTGGAAGAAGAGCTGTCTAGCCGTAACCCTAGCCATGATGACGTTAAGGACGCCCTAGCTTCTGCTGTCGACATGGCTGTGAAACCTATGAAGAACGTTCAGCGCAGCAAGAGTAGCAATATCGTCTGGGCTAACTCACGATTTAGAGGCAGTGCATAATGGCCGGAACTACCATCGAACTTGAGCACCTGCTTAACCCCGATACTCTCGCTGTCGAGATTGCTAATCGTTGGGTCGAGTGGAACTCTCTGCGTGACAAGTGGCTTGTCGAAAAGAAAGAACTCCGTAACTACCTCTACGCTACGGACACTCGTACGACGAAGAATGCTGCCCTTCCGTGGTCGAACTCTACGACGACCCCTAAGCTGACGCAGATCATGGACAACCTCCATGCGAACTATTTTGCTACTCTGTTCCCTCAACAGAAGTGGATGCGTTGGGAA